GCTAAAATTCTATTTAGCACAATTGAAAAATCTGTTCCTGATAAAGATCTTCAAGAAAAATTAAAAGCACAATTACAAACACAATTACTACAATCTAATACAGCAGAATTACAAGCTGCAGCAAAAATAGTTGAGGCTGAAGCAAAAGCCGGCTGGTTCGCTAGCTCGTGGAGGCCCCTTTTAATGTATGTACTAATCTTTATCTTGGTCTGGAATTATGTTATAGGACCAGTTATAAAAGTATTCACAGGAGCAGTAATTTCCTTTGAATTACCTGGCGACGTTTGGACATTATTGAACGTTGGTTTGGGAGGTTACGTCGTGGGACGAAGTGCGGAATCTGTTGCTAGAACAATGGCAAACAGACCTGTAAATAAACAACAAGAAAATGGATAGGAAAATAAAATGAGAAATGATTATGGAATAAGACCAAGAGATAAAATGATGAAAGGCGGAAAAGCTATGGCAAAAAATAAAAAATCAAAAAAAGCTGATATGTTAACTGCTAAAATGTCTAAAGATAAAAAAGGCAGAGCAATGGCAAAAGGTAAACGATAATGGCTGGACTAGGTAAACAAATGAGAGGCAATGGTATTGCTAAAGTTCAAAGACAAGAATTTAAAAAAGGTGGTAAAGCATTTCCTGATTTAAATGAAGATGGAGAAATTACTAGGGCAGATATCCTAAAAGGAAGAGGAGTTCCTGGATTTAAAAAAGGTGGTTATGTTGATATGTCCGAAGAACATGAAGGCATGGAATCTAAAGCTGAAGAAGCTAGAGAATATGCTATGGAAGAAAAAGGATATAAAGAAACTAAATCAGGTAAAATGAAAAAAGCTGATATGTTAACTGCTAAAATGTCTAAAAAGAAAAAAGGCAAAATGATGAAGGGTAAAAGATAATGGCTGGATTTGGTATTCAAAAAAGAGGAACATCTAAAATTCTTTTAAAAAGAAAAGGATTTGAAGAAGGAGGTATAGTAGGAGAAACAGAAGATGGAGTAAAAGTTGTAACAGATTCTCCTCCAAAAAAACTTCCTCCTGAAGTATCTAGAAATATGACACCTTTAAAACCAGATAAAAATGCTCCTAATTCTAAAATGCCTAATGAAGATTTAAGTAAAGAAAAACCTCCAGGAAATGATCTTCAATTTAGATGTGGTACAAAAGGTAAAAGAAAAGAATATAAAAAAGGTGGCCAAGCTAAAGTTTCTAAAGTTATGAAAGAGTTTGGAAAAGGTAAACTACATTCTGGTAAAAAAGGTCCAGTTGTTAAATCTAGAAAACAAGCAATAGCAATTGCTCTTTCAGAAGCTGGAATGTCAAAGAAGAAAAAATAATGGCTAAACTTTGCCCAAGAGGAAAAGCAGCAGCAAAAAGAAAATTTAAAGTGTACCCGAGCGCGTACGCGAACATGTACGCGAGCGCGGTATGTTCTGGTAAAATAGTTCCTGGTGGACGTAAGAAAAAAGCAGAAGGTGGAAGTCTTTCACAACAAAGAAAAATGGTATCTAATTATAAACAAGGTGGTATTGCAAAAGGTTGTGGAGCAGTATTAGAGAATAGAAGAAAAGTTACTAAAAAATATTAATATGGGCTTACGTAAGTGGGTAGCAGAAAAATGGGTAGACATCGGCGCTAAACGCAAAGATGGTTCTTTTGCTCCATGTGGAAGATCAAAAGGAGAAAAAAGAAAAGGATATCCAAAATGTGTACCACTTGCAAAAGCTAGGTCAATGTCAGAAGGTCAAAGACGTTCAGCAGTCACAAGAAAAAGAGCTGCAGGAAATACTGGACCTAAACCTAAAAATGTTGCAACATTTACCAAAAGAAAAAGAGCTGCAGAGGGTGGTTATATTGGACCAGCAATAAATTCAGTTTATGATGGTGTAACATTAAATAATCCATCTTATTCAAAATATTATAAAGGAATGATTTAATGGCAAGAGGAACATGTTGGCAAGGATTTGAACAAAAAGGATTTAAGAAAAAAGGAAATAGATCTGTTCCTAATTGTGTAAGAGTTGGTAAATCAAAAGGTGGAAAAGTTAAAAAAGGTAAAAAGTAATGGGTGATATTGCATTAAGAGGACAAGGTAGAGCAATGTTAGCAAAAGGTGGAACACCTGCATGGCAACGTAAAGAAGGTAAAAATCCATCTGGTGGATTAAATAGAAAAGGTATTGCATCTTATAGAGCTGCTAATCCTGGATCAAAACTTTCAATGGCTGTAACTACTAAACCTTCTAAATTAAAAAAAGGATCAAAAGCTGCTAACAGAAGAAAATCGTTCTGCGCGCGCATGAGCGGGATGAAAAAAAGATTAACTTCAGCTAAAACTGCAAACGACCCAAATTCAAGAATTAATAAGTCCCTAAGAAAGTGGAACTGTTAATATAACCAACAAAAGGAGAAAGCTATGGACGCTGTAACATTTATAACAAAACTGCAAAAATTTATCAGGGATTCTTACCAAAATATTGGTGATGCTATGATATCAGGAACAGTTGACAGCATGGAGAAATACAAGTATATGCAAGGACAGGCTAATGCCTACCAAACAGTAATTCAGGAAATCTCTAACCTGCTAAACAAGAAGGAGCAAAGTGATGAAAAAGGAAACGTTATCGACCTCGGAAAAGGAAGTACCAAAGATAAACCTAGGTCTTGAAGAAAAGTATAAAGAACAAGATAAGAACACTAAAGAACCATTAAATCCAGAAAATATAAAATCTGTAGTTGATGAATTACCAACACCCAGTGGTTGGAGATTATTAGTATTACCATTTACACCAAAAGAAAAAACATCTGGTGGAATTATTATTTCACAAGAATCTTTAGACAGATTAAGAATCGCAACTAATTGCGGTTATGTTTTAAAAATTGGCCCACTTGCCTATCACGATAAAGAAAAATATCCAACAGGCCCGTGGTGTAAAAAAGGAGATTGGGTGATCTTTGCTCGCTATGCGGGTTCAAGGCTACCAATAGAAGGCGGTGAAGTTCGTATATTAAACGATGATGAAGTATTAGGAACAATTCCTGATCCTGAATCTGTACTTCACTATATATAAACCATAGGAGAAAACTATGCCAGAAGACAAAAACGCAAAGACAGTTGACATAGATACATCTGGACCAGAAGTTGATGTTGAGTTAGAAGATACATCTAAACCTGAATCAGAGGTAATTGAAACTGTTGAACAAGAAGCAGCTCCAAAAGCTGAGAAGCCTAGTGATGCAAAAGTGGCAACCGAGTCACAAGCCCCTAGCACCTCGCCACAAGAAACAAGCGACGAGAAAAAAACACAGAAAGACGAATTAGAAGATTATAGTAAAGATGTACAAAGACGTATTGCAAAACTTACAAAAAAATGGAGAGAAGCAGAACGTCAAAAAGAAGATGCTCTAAAATATGCAGAAGCAGTAAAAATTGAAAAAGAGGCAACTCTTAGAAAATATTCTGTACTTGAAGGAGCTAGTGTAAAGGATCGAGAAGCGAGGATCATTGCAGGTTTACAAGCTGCAAAAGCTAAACTTTCAGAAGCAAGAGTTAATCAAGATATGAATGCTGAAATTGATGCTCAAAGAGATATCGCTAGACTTGGTTATGAGGAAGCTAGATTGATGGAAGCGAAAGCTACATTAGAAACTGCCCCTCAAGAAACAAGAAGAGTAGAAGCTCCTAACATTAATCTTAATAGGTCAATTGAGCCAGAAATAAGACCAGATCCAAAAGCGGAAGCTTGGGGAACTAAAAATAAATGGTTTGGTTCTGATTCAGCTATGACTTATACGGCTTTTGACATACATAAAAAGCTTGTAGATGATGAAGGATATGATCCTCAAACTGATGAATATTATGCGGAAATTGATAAAAGAATAAGACTTGAATTCCCGCACAAATTTGTTAATAATGCAACTACGGAAACGACTAAACCAGTACAACAAGTAGCTTCGGCGAAGCGAAGTACTAAACCAGGTCGCAGAACTGTGAGACTCACCCCTTCTCAAGTTGCAATCGCTAAAAAATTAGGAGTGCCATTAGAAGAATATGCGAAACAATTAAATATCACGAAGGAGGTATAGGCATATGGAAAACGATAAAATGAAGACCCCACGTGCGAGCCAAACTAGGGCTACTGAAAAGAGACCTACAACTTGGACTCCACCATCAAGTTTGGATGCACCGCGCCCAAAAGACGGATTTAAACACCGTTGGATAAGGCTTGAAATTATGGGTCAAGATGACTCTAAAAACGTTTCGAATAAGTTAAGATCAGGATTTGAATTAGTGAGAGCTGATGAATATCCAGGAGAAACTTACTCAACGATTCAAGAAGGTAAATACGCGGGAGTAATTGGACATGGTGGCCTTGCGCTGGCAAGGATACCGGTAGAACTCGCAGAAGCTCGTAATGCTTATTTTGCAAAACAAACTAAGGAACGAGAAGACGCAATTAACAACGATGTCTACAAGGATCAGCATCCAAGTATGCCAATCAATAGTGAGAGGCAGACTCGTGTAACTTTTGGTGGTACGAACAAAAAATAATTTTTTTGTGATATCAACAAAGTAAATAAACTTAAACAAGGAAAAAACTATGGCTAACCCAAACGCGGCCTTTGGTCTTTTACCAATAGGCAAAGTTGGACAAAATAGAGATGCTCAAGGTTTAAGTGAATATAATATTGCGGCAAGTTCATCAGCAATATACCAAAATGACCCAGTAACAGCAGCGGACACTGGTTACATTACGGTAGCTGATAACAATGACCAATTATTAGGTTCATTAAACGGAGTATTCTATACAGATGCTTCAACTAAAAAACCGACATGGGCTAACAATCTGAAAGCTGCTAACACAGCAACAGATATCGTTGGTTTCGTGACGGACGACCCTTATGAGAGATACGAAATACAAGCTAGCTCAACTCTTGCTATTGCTGATATTTTCTTAAACGGAAATATTGTGTACACAGCAGGATCATCAGCTAACTATGTATCAAAAGTGACTTTAAATACTTCGCAATTAGCAGCGAACGTAACAAGTCAAATTCGTGTCATTGGTGTTTCTAAAAATAACACTAATAATGAATTATTAAATGCTACAACTTACTCTACAAACGTAGTAGTAACTGCTATCATTAATAATCATTTCTATAAACAATTCACAGGAATATAGGAGATTAAATTATGGCTATATCAAGAGGACAACTAGTTAAAGAACTAGAGCCAGGATTGAATGCACTATTCGGCCTGGAATATAAGAGATACGAGAATCAGCACCTTGAAATTTTCGATGTTGAGACTTCAGACAGAGCTTTCGAAGAGGAAGTAATGTTATCTGGATTCGCTAACGCGGAAATCAAGCCGGAAGGATCTGCAGTTGTATTTGACAACGCGCAAGAGACTTTCACTGCTAGATACACTCATAACACTGTAGCACTTGCTTTCGCAATCACTGAAGAAGCGATTGAGGACAACTTGTATGATAGACTTGCGTCTAGATATACAAAAGCACTAGCAAGATCTATGGCAAACACTAAGCAGGTAACTGCAGCGAATGTACTAAATAATGCATTTAGTTCATCTTACGTAGGAGGAGACGGAGTTTCTTTAATTAACTCTTCTCACCCAACTATTGCTGGTTCATTCAGCAATACGCTAGCAACTCAAGCTGACTTAAACGAAACTTCATTAGAACAATCATTGATTGATATCAATGCATTCACTGATGAACGTGGTTTAAAAATCGCAGCTCAAGGTGTTAAATTAATCATTCCAAAAGAATTACAATTCACAGCGGAAAGATTAATGAAATCAGCGGGAAGAACACAAACTGCGGATAACGATATCAATGCAATTAGATCAATGGGAATGGTTCCACAAGGTTATGTGGTTAACAATTTCTTAACTGATACTGATGCGTTCTTTATTAAAACTGACGTTCCAAACGGTATGAAGATGTTCGTAAGAGCACCTATCAAAACTGCTATGGAAGGTGATTTTGATACAGGTAACGTTAGATACAAAGCTAGAGAGAGATATTCATTTGGATTCTCTGACCCTAGAGGTATGTTCGGATCACAAGGATCTGCTTAATATTTAAGCATTTTTTATTTAATGGAGCCTCTTTATGGGGCTCCATTAATCTGATAGAAAGAATGAATTATG